CAATATCCATCCCCTGTTTTCTTTCTCTGCTACAACGGCACTTGTCCCGCTTCCTCCAAATGGATCAATTACAATTCCGTGTTTAGGACATCCGGCTTTTATCGCTGGCATTATTAATTTTTCCGGGAATGTAGCAAAATGCGCGTCTTTAAATCCATGGGTTGTAACATTCCAAACCGACCTTAAATTACGCATTAAATATACCGTCCCATCTGCTTTTTTATTTCCGCTATGACCCGCAAATCCGCTCCCCCCCCCACCGTAGGTTTTTTTATCAGATAATTTTGTGCATGTTGCTTTTATGTTACCATTTGATTTCATTCCACCGTGGGCCCGTGTTGAACCTATTTGATTTTCTACGTCCTGAGATAATCGAGCAACAGAACTATCAATGCAAGGTTCAAGGACGGATTCATAATCATAAAAGTATTTTTTTGATTTGGTCATAAAGAAAATATATTCATGGGCCCGGGTAGGACGATCCTTTACGCTTTCCGGCATTGGATTAAGTTTGTTCCAAATTATATCTGATCTTAAATACCATCCGTCAGCACGTAGAGCAAAAGCAACAGCCCAGGGAATACCACAAATATCTTTGGGCTTTAATCCATTTGGAAGGGGTTTTCTTAATCCAGCCGAATGGTGTTGTCTCATTTCCGGTCTGTTGCCGCCTTTGCCGGAACGCGCATAACTATCCCCTAAATTAAGCCATAGTGAACCAGAAATTTTTAATACTCTTCGTAATTCTCTGAAAACAAGAACAAGTTTTTCTATATATTCTTCAGGATTATTTTCAAGTCCTATTTGATCTTTATGCCCATAATCACGGAGGCCAAAATAAGGGGGAGAGGTAATACAACAATCCACAGATTCATCCGGTAATTGTTTTAATAATTCCAAACAATCACAGTTATATAATTTCCCGTTTTCAGTCTCGTAATAGGGATTAATCATAATAACCTTTCCAAGTTTGTTTTCTTTCTTATCTCTATCCCTGCTTTCTGAATTTGTTTTATTAAATATTCGATCTGATCTTTCTTTGGTTCAGGTAAATTACATCTTTTACTATCAGCTCCGATATTCACAAAATCAGGTTTCGCATTAATTATTAATTGCGGAAAATCAGGAGAAAAACGCATGATCGGTTCTATGGTTATAAATGTTTTTATATCTCCGTACTCTTTAATTTCTTGAATTCCTTTTAATCTGGATATAGGCGTGGGAGCTGAAGAATATTTATAAGTATCTAAATCCGTTTCAACGGTAGTCCCAAAATAACTTTTTGACGGTATAAAACAGCAATATTTATAAGCGGCCTCTGGGTTTTTTGTTTGGAATACATATTGATTACCGCTGTATGATAAACATTTACGTAATACTTTCAGTACAATATTTTCATCAGCCAGAAAAAGATCGTTTGTATGGCATACAAAAATAACTCGGTCCTTTCCTAAATTTATATATTCATCTTTTGGATTAAAAAATAATGGCCCTTTAAAATTAGGACTATTTTTTGTATAAATAAAATTACGAATGAAGCAGTATGAACAGCGATGATTACATTCTCCGCAAAGACAGGACCAATGATGTGTTATCCAACTGTACATATTTGAATCAGGTTTTGCTTTTGTTAATGGCATTTTAAATTTTACCTTTCAAATAATTTTCGATAAGATAAATAGCGGCGTTCGCGCCTGGGACAGCATAAGTACAATAGCCTAAAAGTTTCAAAGCCGTTATTGTTTCGCGTTGATACGGTTTAACATCGGACGCGGTTGCATCAGGAAGTTTCAATTCAATTACAAGGCCGCAATGTTTAATTATTTTTTGTTCAATATCAATCCAAACTGGTTGTAATATATATATATCAGGCATACCTTTCCTATATCCCAGAGCATTTAAAATGCGGGTTAAAATAACCCCGAAAGGATGCGGAAGCCGGATCCCGGCAATGGAGCATAAGAAAATGACCTTAGGATGCGCTGTTTTAAGGTATAGCGCGATTTTCTTTTGTTCGCGGTACTCTGGGTTGTCCAACTTACGTTTTACGCGTCTAGTGGCCCGTTTTTTACTTTTTCGCAGAAACAAGGGCATTAATATCACCAATCCTTTCTGGATTTGAAATCCTGTTATTTTGTTTATTGGTTATTTTTTCTGGTTCAAGTTTTATTTTTGAACTGTTATTTTTTGTAGCTGTAATAAAATCTCTGATCTGAGCGCGGAAAATATTTATATCTCCGTGGTTCATTTGTTCAATCGTGTTATACCATCCTCCATTTTTCTTTACAGCGTCCCATATATCTTCACCTAAAAATTTTCTTGCTGATACACCTTCAGTATGACCAAACTTTTGAGCAGCTTCTATTATCTTATTCGTCATTTCAATAGCCAAATCTTCATTGTTCATACAAAGTATATTTTTAACATGGGGAATAAGCGGGAATGTATTTATCGAAGTAGGAATAAAATTTGTAATAATTTTTTCAAAAATTTCTGAATAATCTTTTCTGTTTAAATTGACCCTGATCCATTCTCCAAGTGTTTTAACTCTGATGTTTTGTTTTCCGTCTACCTTTGCCGGTTCTCTGTAGTATTCACATAAAACTATCATCAGTTCACCGAAATTCATTTTTTTGCTCCTGAAAACATATCGTTTATTGCTTCCGCGGTACCCTCAGGATCTTCACTTGGTAATTTACCATTAGATTTTGAAAAGTTTTTTTGATTCACTTTCCATGTAGTACAAGCACTTTTCCAACACTTCATAGGATTTTTTCCAACCTTCCATCCGTTACTTTCGTAATGTGCTAAAAATGCTTCCGCGGTAAAAGTATAATTTTTTTCTTTGATGTATGCTCTCAATTCTTCAAGAGTAGGTTTAGTGAATTTATCCTTTTCCCCCACTCCCCCTTTTCCTAGATCCTGGTCCTTGTCCTGATCCTTATCCTTATTCTGGTCCTTGTCCTGGTCCTTAACCCTATCTGAATTCTCAGATAGGGTATCTGAAAATCCTAATAGGGTTTGACAACATTGATTTTTCAATTCTTCAATGTTAAGATTATATTTCTTCAAACACTCCAAAACCGATAAATGGACCCTAGAATTGGGGTTCAATTTGCCATATTGGAATTCAATAAAATCTAAAATTATAAACCTGTAATTATTTATCCAGTGAACTTGTTTTTCTAAAGTTTCTTCAACAAATTCCTTTGAAACTTTAAAACCCAAAGCGGCACTATACATTTTTGAATTGAATTCACAAATACCGGCGTGATCACATTTATCTAAAACATATAACCAAAGGATTTTTTTTTCTAATGATAGTTCAAGAAACCAATTTTTATCCCATTTCCCCGTATCTGTTAATCGTTTCTTTAATGCCATTAAAATACCTCAAAAAAAACCCGCCCGTTCTCATAACACGGGCGGGCAATATAACAAAGCGACGTATGCCTTGCGAAAGAAAACGCCGCTGTTGTTATTGGGGTTGGGATCTTTTCAAATTTTATATTTTCGCAAGACATAACGCAATAACATAATCTTTTTTTAAACTTTGTAAAGTAAAAAATGAGGTATTTACCTTATTGGTTATCGGATATTAACAACTCAGTGAAAGTATTGCGATCAATACCCATTTTATTCATTTCAGATATGATCATTTCTGGGGTCGGATTTCCTAAAGTACACATCTTTGAAAATGTTTTCATTGCTTTTATCTTATTTAATGCTTCATCAGGATATAAATATTGACATGGGAGCGCCGTATTTTCTCCGTATAAACGACATACTGAAGGCCGGATATGATATACCAAGCATTTACCTTTCTTATCCAACAGCGGGCATCTATCGTCTTTTTTAGAAGCAAGAATATAAAAATCTTCCTCTTTTTTTAAAACAATAGAATCTTTCGGAAGATATTTTTTAATCTTTTTAAAATCTGTTTTATTCATTGCAGGGAAAGTGCAACAGCGTTGTCCGCATTCTTTACAAGGTAGAGACATTTTTATTCTCTTTAAAATGTATTTCTTTTTTATCATAAATATACATGCCACTTTGGAACATATGAAATAGTATAGCTCCTGAATAATTTATAACCCATGAAGCCGGTTTTGGTTTCAATAAAGAATATTTTGGACAAATTACAGATTTTTTAATACTCCTAACATACATTAATTCTGCAAGTGTAGTAATTTGAATCATTAAAATTCCTCCATTTCATCAGAATAACAATAATGTATTTTTAACTTATCTTTAATATCTTTTTTTATCCGTTTATCTTTCATTATCTGTTTAAGACATAAGTGACGGGCCCATGATTCTTGATAACCAGTTTTCTTTCCGTATTTGCGATGCAATTTTTCCATTTCCATGAGATTACTTCCGCAAATAGTATCCCAAATATCATGCCATACAAAATCAAATCGTTTCCCTTTTTCCGGTTTATATTCAAAAGCATCAGCATTAATAATTTTAACACGTTCATCCTTTATATATGGAGATACCATATCAATTACTTCTTTGAACTTTTCTATAACGGTTATGCTTTTTATATATTCCTTTTTTAATAAATCCTCAATAACGCAACCAAGTCCAAGCCCATTAATTAAAATATCTCCATGGGCCTGATTTACAAATCTTCGATGATCTCTTATTTCGGATTCTGTATTACTCATAACAGTTACGATGCTATTTATTCCATTATATTCATCATGTCTTCTTAATGCTTTAAACTTGCCATAACCTATAGGACGTCCTTTTGAAGCTTGGATCATTGCCACAAGGTTATTTTTTTCTACCTCAAATTCTATTATTTCAAAATTTCCTATCCTCTGATTGGGGAGGTCCATTACTTTAAAAGACATATCATTTCCTTTCTAATTGAATATCGCTTTGAATTTCTAATCCCCACGCATCCCATCCGGGCGTCTTTGTCCTAGCAAAAAGTTCTATCCTTGGTAAGTCTCCGCATAATTTAACAATGCGATCCCTGGCTTCATCTGGTTTTTTCGAATGATGTTCTATTCGGCTGACGATTACCGAATGAACTGATTTTGAAACCCGTTTTGGTTTTCCTTTTACAGCAAGTAAACATATTTCTAAATTACTGCGCGTGTAGTTTCCCATTCCGAAAAAAAGAGAATCAGATATTTTATTTTTCTTTACCCAACCAAAACCGATCGTTTTATATTGAAATCCCCATGCTTCAATTATCTTTTTAGCCTCAAAGATAAAAGGCATTGTTACCCAAAGAAATAATATGCAATCATCATCTGTGATCTCTTTTATCGGTAAATTTGCAATATCTTCTATAGACATAGTTTTGTATTTATAATCAGCTCCGCGCTTTCCAGAATGGCATTTATCTGTATAACGCCAAGGTGGATCAGCATAGAGAATTTTATATTTCTTTTGATTCATTGTTTCCATTTTGTATGCTTTCTATTTCGTCTTTAAATAATCGAATACAAGGTTTATTTTCAGTTTCTTTTATCTTTCTGTTCATAATATGACAATGTCCATATTGTTCATGTAATTTACACATCCGGCAAAACTTGACACGTGAACCCATTAAATAAAAATATAAACTTTTGTATATACGTAAATGTTTCTTTTGTTCCTTTGTGATATCAGAGAATATTTCTTTCATGTGCATATATTCTGTCATTACACGACGGATTAATGATTTTTTTAAATTATCTGAAATCTTTGTCATTATGAATTTTGCTCTACGTTCTATATAAAGACTATCGCATTCATTAAAACTTATTACACCATAGTTATTCAAACATTTTTCTTTACTATGAGATATAAGATATTGAGTAACAAAATCTTTTAATTCAAAAGGCACGGCATAATAAAATTTATTTGGGATATGATTGTTATTTTCTAAACTTCTACAACTACAATAATAATTATGTTTATCTTTTTCAAAATCTTTTAAAAAATCATTTTTATCTACTTTGACTTCTATTTCAATTAAATGTTCTGGGGTTATCTTGATTTCACCAGTCTTTACATTTCTATTGTGTTTTTCACTGATAAGCACAAGCACATCCATAAATTCAACTTCGGTTGCCGCAACATCGGCACCGCGTCCATATTTATAAAATGTTATTACCTTGTTTTTAATATCGTCTGAGGTCTTTATAACCATCCCCGGAATCTCCAATAACGATATGATAAAGTATCAAAAATATGTTCTTTTATGGCTTCGCATCCAATAAATATCAAGATAAGAACAAAGAAAACAATACATTTAATCGTCATAATAGGATGTAATGCAACACCCAATTTTTTTAGCATAAATTTGATCCTCCTGTATTTTATTTCTCTCATATATAATCCCCGTAGTAATTCCTATAAATAAAAATATTACAACAAACCAGAAGATACGTGTAACGATCTTTTCGTTTTCTTTTCTCTCATAATATCCCATATAAGCGGCTATTATATTGATGTAAAAAAATAATGCAATAAAAAGTTAACTTGTTAACAAATTAATTTGACAAAGGGATTAAATTTGGATATTGTTTCACTCCCATGATTACAATTAAATCTGTAAAAGAAGAATTTTTGAAATCTGCCTCAGACATAGAAATATCAAAAATTATGGAAGCTATAGGAGATGATAAGATATATCTTATGCTCCAATTTCTTGATGCCAAGGGAGAATTAAAAGGCATATATAAGGATATACCAGATCACGTATATCACCGTTGTATTGGTCTTAGCCGGTCCGGTCTTTTGTTGTTTGATAAGGATCCAGTACAGTTTCATTATAAATATATATTGAAAAATGATGAAGATGAATCAACGGATGCTTTTGATTTCGGTACTATATGCCACGAAATGATACTTAACCCTGACCAATTCCACAAAACATATTTTTCGGATAAATTTGCGGCGATACTAGGAAAACGTACAACCAAAAAATATAAAAATGCAATCTATGATTTTAAAAATGAATTTCCAGAACGTAAGATAATCCATGATAAAATATATAAATCTCTGATGGATATTAAAAATTCTATCTATTCAAATCCATTTATAGAGAAGATTTTAAAGGCGCCTGGTTATTGTGAACATACCGTATTTTGGACGGACCCTATAAGCAAGGTTCTATTAAAATGCCGTCCCGATAAATTAATTTTGGGCCTCGATTTTGATGACTACAAAACAAAAAACTTTATCCTCGACCTCAAAACAACCAAAGAAATATTTGCATTTGAATCCGCTATATCTAAATTCAAATATTATATACAACATCCCTGGTATACCGATGGTACAAAGTACGCTTTGGGGATAAAAGATTTACAACTCTTATTTATTGCCGTTGATAAAAGGAAACCACATTATAGTAGAATCGGACAACTTGATATCGCGGGTGAAGGATTAGGTTGCACCGTAGCCAGAAATATGTTAGATAAATTCTCAAATGCATTACAAAATGGATTTATACCTACGCCCAGAGTTGAGACTTTTAATCTACCTGATTATGAATTTAAATATCAAGAAAATAAAAAGGAGATAGAAAACCATGATTGAAAATCCCCAGGACAAAGAAAAAGAACCTATTGAAAAAACTACAGTGACAGAAATTATTAAACCCGAAGAAACGAAAAAAGAAGATGCAAAACCTAAAAAAGAACTTGTGCCTATTGAAGCAAAAGAAAACGGACAACTAATCCCGCGTACTCTCGATGCTCAATGGCGCCTAGCAACCGCTTTGTATAATAGCAAACTATTCCCCAATCAATTCGATAGCCCCGAAAAAATACTTGCGATGATGCAGTTTTGTTATGAACTAGATATTCCGGTGATGATTTCATCCCGTCAACTTATGATCATAAATAAAACTATATCAATTTGGGGGGATCTTCCGCTGGCCCTTGTCCGTAGGTCCGGTCTTTTGGAAGGGTTCAAAGAACGACTTTATGATAAGGATGGTAATGTTATTGATATAAAAAACCAAGCAGAACCGTCCGCGGCGTGGTGTTATGCGAAAAGAAAAGGGGGAGAGGAAAGAGAAGGTATGTTTACAATGGCCCAGGCAAAAAGCGCCGGATTATTGGAATCAACCACATATAAAAAGTACCCATTTTATATGATCCAGTATCGGGCAAGAACTCAGGTATTGAAAGGCTTATTCTCTGATGTTCTGGGCGGTATCTCGATTGTAGAATATGATTACAACATTAGTCCTGGGCTTTTAACTGAAGATGAGTTAAGAAGAGAACAGGGAGTAAAAGAAGCTGAATATAGGGCCCACGTTAAAGTAAAAACAATAAACGAATTAAAAGATGATGCGGCTAAAGGCGCCGGAAGTCTTTTTGAAGAAAAAAATAAACAGGAGTAAAAATCTATGAGCAAGATTTATCGTCTTTACATAAATAATTTTCTGACTGTTGAAAAAATGACCTTTGATCTCGAAGGGGTGAAGGGCTTTGTTGGAAAAAATGCACAAGGCAAATCAAATATCCTTTTAGCCTTGGATCAACTTTTACGCGGCGGTGATGATACAAATTTTATACAGGACGGCAAGGATCGTTATGAAATACGCCTGGATGAAATTGTTGATGGTGAAGTAATCAATCGGGTTCAGCGCGTACAAACTCAAACAGGTAACTCCATTACCGGAAAACTTACAAAAGGAACGCCAAAGCAATATCTTGAAACCTTAATTGATGATATTGCAGTTAATCCAATCCGTATCATCGAAGAGGATCCAGTAAAATATCTTAAATCTCATATGGTCGCACCCCTTCAAGATGGGGATATCATTTCACATGAATTTGAAATTGAATTTGATAAGACCAGAAATGTATTCAATGAATGTAAACGTCATCAAGATTACTTCGATAAAATAAGAAGTGAAACATATGGTGTTCTTCGTCATGAAAAAGAAATTTGTTCGGAACTTCAAAAGACATTGCCGGACAAATCTTCAATCCCATCCTTTGATAAAGAAAAGCTCATGTCTAATCTAGCAAATGTAAATGTTGAAATAGGCAAGGCCGAAAAAATCAAAGAGCGCAAGGATGCAATAGAATCCGATATAGTTTTGAGGATGCAAAAGATTGATGAACTCAGGACTAAATATAGCACTCAAAAGGCCGCAAATTCTGAGGCTGTATTTAATTACCAAAAAGAATCAGGAGATAAGATCAGCAAGATAAAAACAGAAATATTACAGACGGAATCAGATAATGCTTCAGCTCTTGTTGAATTTAAAAATAACAAGGCAACCGCTATAGAGGGAATGAATAGTAAAATAAAATTATTAACTGAGCAATTAAACCAGTTAATAAAAGAACGTGATCTTGTGGAAGTCACATTGCCGGGAGAAATAAAGAAACTTGAAGAATCTCAGAATGAAAGACTTTCCACTATAAAGGAACGGCTTGCAAATGCTGAAGCACAGCAACCAAAAGAGATAGATAATTTAACCAAAATCGGTAATGAAAAACTACAAACAATTTCTATGGAAGCAGACATAGAAAAACGCGAAATAGAATCCTTAGAAAATGAAAAGAATAGTATTGTATTACCTGAAATCATGGCGCTTAAACTCTCAAAACAGGAAATAGAAAATGATATCAAACAGGCTGATAATTTCGCAAATGCAATGGAAGCATACAAAAAATTGGCATTACGCGAAAAAGAAGTTAAGGATATTCAAACCAAATATGACAGGCTTGATGAATTCTTTAAACATTATGCATATGATCTTCCCAAAAAGCTCATCACACGCTGTCAATTACCGGTAGAGGGCCTTGAATTCAAGGAAGATGAACTGTATGTGAACGGGCGCCAATACAAGCGGTTAAGCCAAGGGGAACGGCTCATGATAGCCGGGAAACTGGCTGTAAATCTTGCAAAACGTAAGGGACAAATAGCCGTTTGTCTGGATGGTATAGAAATCCTGGACCCGGGCAACAGAAAGGCGCTTATAGATTATATGCAGCAAGCCGATATTGCAGTATTATACACGCGCCAAGGCACCCCTGAATATGATCATGAGGTCAAGGTAGAAAAAGGCAATATAATTGAAAATGATGAGAAACAGGTATCATTACTATGAAGCAAACAATATTTTTAATAATATCAATCATTGTATTTATTATTGTATGTTTCTCTGAAGAAATAATTGATGCCTTAATAAAATGGTATATGGATTATAAAAAGAAACGTAAAATCCTGCTTGAAAAACGAAAAGAAAAACATTGCAAAGCTATGCACAATATAGATTGGCCCAGGAGATAAAACAATGACAAAGAAAAAAACATATCATATCCAAATAGAGGTTTCTGAATCCACATGGCGCCGGTTCAAAAAGGATGCCTTTAATATAAACGATAAGAAAAAGATATCCCGCAAGTTGTTTCTGGGAGAGATACTTGAATCATCCTATCAAGATGGGATTATAGACGGTATCTTAGCGCGGCCTTATGTTCAAAAAGAGCTATAATATTAAGTATATATAATAACTTGCCTTATTTTGTTATTTTTTTGTTGCAATTTTTAAATAAATATGGTATTATATATAATGTCCTTGCGGTAATAAAAGAAAGGCGGGTTATACAATGATGATTAAAACAGCTATTTACCAAGTCTTTGATGAACCAGTTTTGGGATATAAAGAGGTACAGGTTGCTATTGTAAATCCTGAAGATGCCCAGGGATGGATTGAGAACAGGAAAAGAATACCATGCTATGCAGAGGATAACTATGTTGCAAGGGAGGTCAAAATTGATAAGGGAAACACTGAATTTACAAACAAAGAAGCGGTATCCGATAAGGATGGAACCGGGAACGTATGAACTTGTCCGGCACCCATCACCTTATTTTGGCCTTGAACATATAAATATTGGGGATCGTTTTATCCTGAAGGATGATTTTTTAGGCGGCAAGGATTGTGTTTTAAAGCTCATTAATCCGAAAGGCAGAGTTGAATATATTGAACGGCGTAGTTTTAAAATGTTCTTTAGAAAGGTTGACAACAGGGGGGATATATGAAGAAATTTATTTGTTTATGGCGTAAAATTTTTAAATGCCCTTGCCCGAAATGTCCGTACTTCAAGATCGAGGCCATCAATACTAACAATGATAATACATCAGGGATGATAAGGATTTTCCGTTGCGGAAAAGATGGTGTATTAATTAGCAATGATATCATGGAAGGTTCTGGCCTCGTTAATAGTTGTCCCAAATTTTGGAAATTGGAAAAGGTTTTAGTTTGTCTGATCGGATGCGGTTTTGTACTGATAATAATTGCATCATGGATCGCATACGCGCACTTATGCGCTCATCCAGATACATTGAGAGGATTAAAATTGGCTGAAATATTTTTATTTGCTCTGGGTATGACGGTAATGTTTATCCCGCTGACCGGACTTATGTACATGGATTTTTCTGATAAAAATTAAATATGGAGGTATTTTCATGGTAAACAAGAAACTTACAAAATCACAGCCGCATGTCTTTTGCGATACGCCGCTGTATAAGGAATACCGCAGACTTATAAAAGACAAGCATCGTGATTTGACCGTACATAATACATTGATCTTTGAAAAGGCAGTCAAGGAAGAAATAGAGGCGCTCAAAACACACAAGATTGATTCCAAAGAGGATAAGACATTCTCTGAACTTGCAAGGAATAATTAAATGGTAAAATCCAGGAATCAAATAATAGAGGAAATAGAGGGATTATTTCCCACGGATTCACCTTATCCAAATACAAACGAGATCGGCAAAATACTGCTCTTGCAAGCCATAGAAGAAAAAGGATGGCGTACCCTGCCTATTGAGATACTTGAACGATATAGACAACTTTGTGTTGACGAGGATATAAAGCAATATCTGAAAAGCAAAAGAGAGTTGGCAAAAAAATACGGCGGTTGAGGGCTTAATTCAACCGCCGTTAGAGAAAGAAAATGCGGTATTTTTTATTTTAACACCGCTTATTCTTCAAAGCAATCTCTTGTTCTTAACCAGGAACAACCTTCTATTGTAAGTATCGTTCGCATTCATGCTTATAATCAATCTTCCGGCATGAGATTTAAGCCGGTATGAATTGAATGCGGAACCGGATCGCTTATTATTAATAAAAGTTATATCAGTAAATTCCTTTGAACTGGATAAATTATATCCAGATTGCATAATTGCCAAGGAATGATCCCCGGGCCCTGCAATCGAGGGATAATTAATATCTTTTGATTGTTCAAAAGAAAAAGCCTCCATAGACATAAAAAAGATCAGGAACAGAAACAAACGGTAAAGCCATTGCATAAAACAGTCCTCCCTTCAAATTTTGCTTATAATATATTAACAGCAACTTGGTTTGTGTGCAATAAAATAGTTTTTATGATACACAAGATATTATCGAGACAATAAAAATCCTGCTAGAAATCCAAGTATTAAGGCACCAGTACCCCATTCCAATCTTTGCCATTTTGCATGTAATATTTCTTTATCTTTTTCCGCTATTTCCTTCTCTGAGTTTTCCTTGTAGGATTTGGAGTATTCGGTAATCTTCGTCAGTGAGTTTTGTAAGTCTGTCACTGTTTGCGCTGAATCCGTTAATTGTTTCTCTAAGATCAGAGATTTGTTTTTGTAGAAGTTCGCTATTATCCTTTCCTCGGCGTTGTTCTTCAGCAAGTAATTTACCAACTTCGGCGGCTCTAGTTCTGTATAATTCGGCGTCTGATTTGTACCCTCGGCCTGTAAATTGCCATATAGCAATAATAGCAAAAAGAACGGCAATGATTTTGTAAATATTTGTTGTGTTGTTTTTCTCCACATTATTGTCCCTCCCCTGTATTTTTCGGTATAGTTTTCTTTTTTGATTCTTTGCGGGCCCAATAAAGACCTGCCGCGGTTCCCACTACCAAAGCCCATTCCCCGCCGGAAAAAGTACCAAAGTTATTATCAATGGATATTTCCCTTATTTTTAAATGAAATGATGAACCAGAAAGGAATAATTTTGTTGATGCAACGAATAAAGAAAAAATTAAAACACTCAACGAGACAGATTTTTCATTTGGACCAGGATCTACAACCCATAAAAAAGAAAACATTTTATTGATTGTATTACTAAATATATTTTTTATTTTATTAAAATATTCCACATTATCCCTTATGATTTATAATATTTAACAGCATCTAAAAATTCCGTTAAACTATGGTAATAAATATATTCTCCTGCTTTTGGACTTATCCAAAATGTTTGCTTTTCCCTTACATCGAAATGTATTCCTATCCCATTTGGATACTTTGTCCAAAAAGGATAATATCCAAGTCCATAATTATGTATTTGCAAATCAATTTCTAATATACTGGTAAAGTTTCTCAAAACTTCAAGAACTGTAAAAGAACCTCTCCCTATATATGCATCAAGAGCCATGCCTAAATAATGATAAGAATGCGGAGAATGTCCTGAATTGGTTTCTGGACATGCAGGATAATCAGTAAGCATTATTGGAAGTCCTAGCAATGATCTTACTGCATCAATAACAAATAATAAAATACCTGAAATTTTATTAGGCTGGCCCCAATTTTCGGAAGGTTTGAAATTCTTTATGAATGTCCAAATTTTATTCATATATCACCCCCAAAAAGTTATGAAGCTGATGATTTTTTGAATATAAAAATTCCGACTAATAAACTTACCATAAATGATCCTATAGCTATGATCCATTTTTGATTTCGTGCAACATGACAATTTACACACTTTTTTTTAATCCGTTATTGATTTCTTTTAAAGTCATAAAGGTAGCAAATTGCCTTTCCTCATCAGAAAGGATTTTAAACTCATCAAGTGACATTTCAGTATAAGCGTCTTTCATTTGATGCACATCTCCTGTTAAAATTTTATTACGCACACTTTTCAGCCCTTATAAAACCCTCAAAATCAGGACTACTAAAATATATTTTAGAAGCCCCGTTTGTTCCTTTGGCTTGAACTGATACGTTGTCGCCGCCTCTTAAATACACTTTCATTGATTTTCCAGCGTGGTTAATACCTTTGCTTGTTACTTGGTTCATATAATGGGTGGAGCTGATAACTTTAACACCATCTATTGCAAACTGGCATACAATATCGTTATTATCGGCAGCTGTTAGCTGATGTACTGAATCTGTAATATTATACCACCCCTCATCTTCAATATTGGGTAGAATTAATCCAGGGACGCTCTGATAAGAACCTGTTACGGTCATTTCTGCTCTTATCTTCGCAATTAAAACAACAGGTTTTTTCTGCATTATAAAACCTCCGCATCGAGTGCATACTGATTTGTAGACCAGCCCCTTACGCTTCCTTGAAGGTATATGATACCTCCAGACCTTGCGACTTCCTCGCAGGTAGCGTCACGGGTAAAAGCAGCGTCAGCATAAGGCCGCATCCTTGCCCGTATCTTGTAGTTTTTACCAGCCAGTACAGCGGGTTCCGTAATAGCTGTTGCATGAAGAAAATCTATATCTCTTTGAGTTACTAAAGCGTTTGCTATTATGAACTGTGCAAGCTTTCCGTCGAAGTAATTAGCAGGGCCTGACTCGGAACCTATATAGAAATCACCCGCAGTACCATCTGCAACTATAGTTGTCATACTGTAATCGCTATCTGCCATAACACCGTCTAAATATATTCTTAATCCGTATGTAGCATCTTGGCAGATAAACACCGTATGCCATGGGTTAGCACCGTTGCTGAGATACCCTAATCTAAATGTTTGCACCCCTCCATTATTAACTTCAATATTGAAAGTTAAAATACCAGAGGTGTCTATATACAGAGACATATCGTCTTGACCTGAAACATTTATTTTTCTAAATAAATAATTAATGCCTGCTGGAACGCCATCATCACATTTGAAACATATACCTATCGCAAGACCCTGTGTGCATATAGTTCTGAAGTTATCCCCAAGCGTTCCGTGATACATACACTCAGTAGATCCGTCTAGGTCCACAGCAAAGTTTGTACCCATAACACCAGTTGCGTTATTGGCATCCGTTACGTTAACTCCTGTTAAGTTGTAAGCTCCCACAACGTCATTAAGTAAATTAGTAGCAGGAAAGTTAAAATACGCAAGGGTTGTCCAGTTTGAAAGGATAGAATCCAATACAGTCCGGTTCCACAAGTGCAAAGCATTCTGTTGATTGGCATCACCAATAGACCCAACCGAAGTAAAATCCTGTATAGTTATAGATTTCATGTTTACAGTTACAAGAACAAAATATCCTGCAACGCTATCATAAACTATTTCTGAATATTCATCATCTGGGATATCTCCTGCCACAAGATCGTTACCGGAAACATCTTTTATGGCTTTTGAAGATAGCCCATTCACTACCGCTGCCGAGGCCCCGGTATTTGGATTTGCGGCTTTGAATCTTATTTTTTGACCATTGGCATAGGCCGTTATTCCTTTTGCATTTCCCAAGGGAGATAAAACATAAGCATTCGCGGCGCCGGAATCTCCGTAGAAATCCCCATTCGCGGCTTGATTAGACAACGCTTTGGATAATTGTTCGCGATCCGCTGTAGAATGGACCTGTTCGCTATCCTCAATCGCGTTTTTAATTTCGAGATTAAAACCGTTAAGATCGGCGGCTTCGCATTGAGGAGGAGAACCATCAACAAATGTTTTGGAAGTTGCGCCCAAAGAAAAACCCCCGGCAAAAGTTTTATCTTAATACCTGGGGTTCCCCTATTATAGCATAACTATTTTATTTTTTACTATTCTCTTTTTTTGCCTGGTTTTTATTCTTTTCTTTGAGCGCACACAATTCCACTATCTCATCAAACTCTTTTGAAAATTCCAGTGTTCCAAGTTCAAGGGCAATTATGATCCGGCGCCGGTCTTTCAATTTTAATTCAATGGACCGCAACAAGTTCCATTCAACGGGAACTTGTTGAATTGATCCGTCTTTGTTTTTTATGTTTGCAAATTTAACGGGCGCCCGCATGTACGCATGAGAGGCAACTTCATATGTGATAGGTTCCGCGCCGGTGATAGGATGGAAAATAACCTTGTATGAATCTGGCAATCTGATATCTTCTTTCTTTAAAATAACGGGTGATGCACCGCCCATATTTATTCCTTCCTTCAATTATTATATTTGTATGTATAATAATGTGAAATATCGCTTTTGCAAGCCTAATATTCGTCAAGTCAAGTGAAATCGGGAATAGTTAAATTATCTTAATAATTCAATATATTAGCCTAAGTACCTGATTTTACTAGGCTATATTTTGTTATATTTTTGTTATTTTTTTGTTGCATTTATTTTCCGCTTGTGGTACAATTCTAAGTATAGGGACAGAGAAAGAAAAGAAAGAGAGGGCAAACAAGATGGACAGAAACCTTACAATGAAAGAGATAACCCAGAAAATACGCGAAGAGCTGAAAAGCACCGGTTGTAAATGGTCTGTGACTAAGGATGAATTCTCCATGGGTGCAAGCATATGTGTAGCCCTTATGGAAGCACCATTTGAGGCATTGATTAACTACAATAGGCCCTATATGCAAGTTAACCAGTATTACATGAACGATAATGAAAACATCACCCCAGAGGCAAAAGAAGTGTTAAAAAAGGCAGCACAAGCAGCAGGACAATATAATTGGGATAACTCGGAACCGGAAACAGATTATTTTGATGTTAATTTCTATCTCCATCTTCAGATCGGTAAATATGATAAGCCATTCAAGAAGAATGAAAAATCATTCAAAAAGGCGGCTTAACATGACTAATAAGCAAGATAGATTAGACATGGAACTAAAAATGCTCATAGGCCGCGGCCTTGACCTTGAAACAGTGATCACCTGTTCATGTTGCGGGCAACAGAGGAAGCTCAAAAATATGAAGTACAGGGGATTGCAAGAGGATCCTACGAGTAATAGATACTATGCCTTGTTTAATTGTTTGTGCAGAAGTACCCAAACGATCCCGGTAAAGAAAGGGGAATAATACAATGAAACATCCTTTCTCTTATACTTTAGGTATTGGCCCTTATAAATGGGTTGGATCTTACAATTTAGGAGAGGCTATATCTTGTTTAAATGCTGGCAATATCAGTGCTTATAATAGTAGTTTAGCTTGCGCCCCTAAAGTTGAAAGAGGTATAGGGACTTGCGCTCATTGTGGTCATGCAATAATGATGGTTCAAATAGTCAGAACAGGTGATGGGAAACTTTATGGTGTGGGTTCTGATTGTATATTGAAAGTTTATCAGAATAGTGACATAGAAAATGTTTCAGAAATGGAAAGAGAATTAAAAAGATTAAAAAGAGAAGCAGGACAAACTAAGAGAGAAAATCAACGTCTTACCATAAAAAAAGAGTGTGAAAAATTAACACAAGAAAACAAAGAAAAGCTTTCAAAATTACCTCATCCAAGTGAATCTTTTAAAAATAAAACAGCTTATGATTATTGTATATATTATTTGAGTTCTTCTCATACGCTCAATGGATATAAATTTTTTAAAGAAAAGATACTTATTTTTTTAAAAAGTAGCCCAATAAAGAAAGGCGGTGAATAATTATGATGATGAAAGCACACGAAATAAAAAAGGCTGTGGTAGTAAGGAAAGATGGTTCTCAGTATGAAATAAATCCATCTGCAAACATAGATAAAAGAATAAGTATGGTCTTATTTTGTACCAGACTGAAAAAAAACAATCCTGATGTTGATCATGTCCACTATATGGATATGGCTTGGATAGGACATACCGGGCATTGTGATTGCACAAAGAAATATTTTGACAAAAAACACAATAGATAATTATGGGGACAAGGACCAGTCCTATATAGGAATAAAAATTAACGGAGGATAGAGAAATGAAAAAAGAGTTTCTATTAAAGAACAATCAGAATTATAAGGTAAAGGGCAAAAAGATTCGTTTCTGGATATGCGCCCCGTATAAGGTTTGTGTAGATCCAAATAAAAAGGCAGAACTTGAAGAGGTTATTAATGCTATTGTTTTTGGAAACTACGAAGAAACGATAAAAGAAACAAGTGTTTCTGATGAAGATCAAAAGCATATATTAAACGACCTCAAAAGTGATATAAAATCAGAACTCGACAGCCTTAAAGAATTTACTAATAAATTTATACAAAAGAAAGACCCGTATTTTGCAGATGATATAATGTTTGCAATAGAGACTTGTAAGACATATGCCAAGGATTTTAATAATCCAGCAGCTAAAATATCGTCTGAGAATTTATTAAATCAGATGAAAAACTATAAGAATGTAGATTCATTTATTGTTAATTGTGTTGATAGTCTACTCGCGACATTCAACGAGATACAAAAAATAATAGAGAAGGATGGTAAATAACTATGAAATGGTTTTTGATTTTTTTATCAATAGCAAGTGGAATAATTGGATGTGGACAAGGTATTGAGAATATATTTATAAGCGATAAACTTACAGTTATTGTCCAGGAACTTGAAAAAGAAACAGAAATTAATATAAAATGTTCTATAGTTCTTGCAGACAAATTGCCTGATATTAATGATATTACTGGAGAAATAGGATATAGTTTTGGATCAGTAAATTTAATACTTTTAAAAGATACGAAAATCAATGATCCAGATTTTTCTAATGCCCAGAAAAAGGCATTAATAATGCACGAAATAGGGCATTGTCAATTTGGTCTTGATCATAATAATGATGCAGAAACTAACGGTAGACCAATTAGTATAATGCATCAAGGTATTTCTAATTATGTTTATACTGATACATCATGGGAAGAAAATAGAGATTATTGGCTACAAGATATTTATAAGATTAACGAAATGAAAGATTAATAATTTAATCAGCTTTTTTATTATCTTTTTCTTACCAAAAATCTAACCGGGATTGATATAGGCTGTATATCAGTAGTAGCTGATCCGCCTGATTTTGTATATACATTCGCTGCTCCCCCTGTTTCTGTGATATGAGCAAAATCCATTGTTACACCTGCTTGTACCCCGTTTGTCTGAAAAGCTAAATAAAATAAAGAAACATCATTCTGATCGTAAAAATGTAATTGATTTGCTATTCCTGGATAATTCATCATAATATGTCTATGACTAATATCTATTTCATTCCCTGCATTCCCCAAAGGCGTATCATCCCAAGCCGCTGTATCAATATCCGCGCCTCCGTCCGTGCCAAATCCTACCAGATATCGCCCGGAACAATCGGTAAGTGTTTCTCCATCAAGAGGGCTATGAGCATCAGATAAAACATCCCCGTTCATATGCGCGTAGTAATCGGAAAAGAAAGTCACGGCCCCATTGAAATCATCCCAGGGGATTATTGAGCCTATAGGAGGAACCAGAGCAAGGATTGAATCCTTGGTAATTAATCGCCATTCATCGGAAGCCAGATTATATTTTATCGTTGCCTCTTCACCCTGGATAAGATCGCAAGCCTGCAAAACCGACCCATCCCATCGCTTTAAATCCAAAACTCCAAGGGAGTTTACATTGATTGTTGATGCGCCCGTATTCGTTGTCGGAACCACAAAGCGGATCTGCATCCCGTTTTGAAGTTCAAATATCCCGTATTTATCGCCAACTGGATTCGCGGAGTATGTATTTGCCGCCCCTGTACCGGTATAGAAATCACCATTTGCGGAATAAACCGCAACAGCTTGACCGGTCTGATCATGGTCCTCGTCATCAAGGGTAAGTCCGGCGCTTTCGATTAGGTTATTATTTTCAAGTTCAAAGCCGTTATAATCCGCGGCGTCTACGGTTGGAGCCTCGCCATTAACCCAGGTTTTTACTGAGGAAGCCATCAATTACCTTTCTTCTCACCTGGGGAATAACATTATTATAACATAATTGATATTTTATTTAATAACATTTTTTATTTGACAAACTTCTCAAATCCTTTATACTCCCTTCATGTCTTGCAAATTCCCCATAACCCAATGTTCAAACTGGTAATAACGGCCTATCTTGCAAGACACGCCGTTGTTATATGAGGCCCTTTCGGGGGCCTCGTTATTAAAGGGGTATTCATGGAAAGATCAATTTTTATGGTTCATTTGGAAAACATAGAAAACCAGACAATAGAAATCCACAAAGACGCTCAGTTATTATCCGCTCAACTCGACGGGAATAAAATATGCCTTTATTATCTAGTCAATCCTAATGTAACAAAAAAAGATAAAAAACGCTTCTTAATATTCAGGACAGGACAAAAGGTAGATTGGCTTTTGGTTAAGGGGTGTACTTTTATTACAACACTACAACGTGATATTACTGTTCCTTGCAATGTAATACATCTTTTTGAAAAGCCGGTGTATTGATGGACAAAATCCCAAATTGCTATAAATGCAAGCATCGCAGAAATATTCCAGGAGATTGCCATTCAAAATGTAATCATCCCGAAGTTAAAACAGATTCAAATTCTTTTGGCACCCTCATTGAATTACTTGCTGGCAATTTTACTGAGGTAATAAAGAAGTTAAATATAAGAGGTAATCCCCAGGGAATCCGTAATGGATGGTTTATGTGGCCCGCAAATTTTGATCCTGCTTGGCTTGAAAGTTGTAACGGATTTGAACCTATCGAGGGTAATAATGGATAGAACAATTAAGTTTAGAGGCAAAGACATTGAAAAAAAAGAATGGGTATATGGATATTTATACCAGGATGAATTTAAATCCTTTATCATTCAAGAAAGAACTATCCAATTAAAACCAAACGACGTTAACGGGCCCGCCGAATATGATAATGAAACTGTATTCATTGAAGTTGACCCCAAAACAATAGGGGAATTTACAGGGCTTCAGGATAAAAATAAAAAAGATATTTACGAAGATGACATTGTAAATGTTATACATGAAAACCCTGATGAAGATATTTATTTTGAAACTGTCGGGATCGTGGAATTTTCTAATGGGCTTTTCTGGATAAATGGAACCGGACATAGGATCATTCAGCATTGGTTTTATAACGATGGTAAAAGGGAAATTTTAGGCAATAGATTTGAAACCCCTTTATATTGGAAGATGCTTACAGATGAATCGGAAAAGGTGAAATAATGGGCATATTTAGTTATGTAAATAATCGCTATGGCCTACAACTTAAACGCGGTTCCATTATAGAATACAAAGGGAAAAGAGGCCACGTAACTCATTCATCAGGCGGTTATATATTTGTGATCCTGGACGGAGAAAAACAAAGCCGCCGGTATCATCCGACATGGGGAATTACACATATCAAAAATAATAAACCAGAGGAATGTCTTTGTTATAATTGTTTTGTTTTGAAGAAAATAAAAAGGGCTACTCCTATAAAACCAGCCGTCATTGATTGCGGTTGTGAAAATATGCCATTCTACGACAAAGAAATGTGTGGAAGTTGTAAACATAAAAAATATTGTGATGTTCCGGCACATCCAGAACTATATAAAAAGGAATAACTAAAATGAAAACTATTACCATTGACTTTGAAACCTATGAGAAAGAGAAAAAAGAAGAACTATCTAAGGGACACAAAAAAGGATTTTTAAAAGCCTTAACACTATTAAACTATTTAAAAAAAGAAATAGATAAAAAGCCAAGCAGCGATGAAGAAAAACAAGATATAGAATCATTACGGGAGGAATATAATTTACTCCTGAACGATCCTAATGAATATATAAGTATTTATGGAGTTGAGGAAGAATGAAGATACAAAAAATAGGGGATGGAGATTTTATTATAGATACTTGTCCGGCATGTCGTAACAGTTCTCTAGCTAAAAGAGGTTTTTATTGTATGTTTCTTAAACGGGCAATAATAAGTAAAAAAATACCTAAAGATTGTCCATTAGATGACATAATTCAAGTAGAAATAAACGATCTTGATTTCTCTACCGATATAGCAGAGAGAGTAAGAAAAGTTTTGATTAACAACGCAAGTAAGTTAGATAAGGTTTTGATCGTTTTGAAAAAGAAAGGATGAAATATGCCAGAGAATAATAAGACGTTACCTATGATCGATAAAACAAGTATAGCCATTGAAAATAATGTCTATAGGAATAAGGATATAACTTGTCCATACTGTGGACATAAAGAATCCGATAGTTGGGAAGTAACAGGAGATCACGACGGAGATAAAAACGAGATAGAATGTGATGAGTGTGGGAAAACTTTTGAATTTGTGACTAACATAGACGTTAGTTATACATCTTATCCAAAGGAAAATAATGAGAACTGATTTAAAAAAAGGCATGACAGTAAAATATAAATGGTGGGCCAAAGGAAGCGATGAGCAAGATGAGGAACACACCGGAAAGATATTAAATATCCGTAAAAATTGCGGGGAGGATGTTGTCATAATACTCGGTCACGCATCAAAACCATTGGTATTCACAGGAGAGCATATAGATAAATTGGAGGTTGTTAATCATGAAAATAAAACTAAAATTAGAAATTAATAAAAAGTTTGTAGAGGATAAAAATGTTGATAATTTTGCGGCTAGAGGATTACTTGTAACACCGCCTTTAAATGGTGAATATTGGAAATATAGGGTTAAACTTGACAATGGATAGGCCATACTTGGCTTTCCTAAATTTGGAGTAATAGGAATAAGCTTTGCTATTGAAAAGGATTGGAATTCAAATCTGCCCTCTTCTTGTTGTGCAGATAAAATTTATGATCATATTAAACATAATAAAAACCCATCAAAAGCAAGAAAAGAAACTGTCATACAAGCCATACAAATTATACAAGATGCTATATCAAATTATCCAAAGGAATGACCAATGAAGATAAAGCAAATTAATCTTTGGATCGAAGTTTGCCCGTTCTCAAAAGAAATAATTTATCGCGTTGACGATAACAACAATAAAAATCATTTTCTATGGTGTGATGTTTACAATTTTGTTTTTATAAATAGGCTGGATTTTGCAAGGACAGCGGAAGAAAGATCATCCAGAATGTATTTGGTTGAAGGACAGAACAAGCAATCCATGATCCAGGCCATTTATGATTATCAAAAAAGTCTATTGCCTAAAGGATGGGTATTAATGGAACTTGATTTAACCTCCATAGTAGAAGCCTATAAAGATGGACGTTATAACTCCAAAGAGGCAAAAACATTCTATGATTATAGGACCAGGGTAATAACGATCACTAAATTTGAAAGAAAATAACTATGAAAAACAGACGTGATAATGCAAATATTAAACGCTGTAGAGAATGCAATAGGAAGCCACTTTATGACTTATTCCATTATAAATGCCCTATATGTGGCAAAAAAAGTTCGCATTTATTACTTGTAGACCACACGGAAGAGCAAGCCCGTAAAGCCTGGAATGAATTGAATAAGAAGATAGGAAAATGATGGAGAAACATTTATATATCTGTGACGAATGCCAGAAACATGTTGATAAAATTGAAAGATACCCTTTACCAGTTAATGCCCCTTCTGGATGGATAACATTCAATGGCTTACTTGAATATGAATACCTACACAAGATACTATCTGGCAAGTTTGATTTCTGTTCAGTTGATTGTTTTATAAAGCATGTGGGAAAAAATCTATATAAAGGACGTGACAATGGATGAACTTTTACAAGAAACCATAAAAATAAAACGCCATATAAGAACTCAAAGGACATTTATATATTGTGGGTTTTTCTGCCTGGGTATCTGCTTTTCAAATATACTTTGCGGTAATGAGATTCTTATTCAAATTGCCGGAATAATTTTAAATATATTAATGATTTTTAGTGCAGATAGCGAAATAAAAAAGAATTCGTTAATGATGTATAAGATTTATCACAAGTCAAATGGAACATCATAAGGAAGATAAACAGGATATACCGCCGGATTAGTGTCTTGCTCAATTATTCCATCGTTAATCGGCAATAACTTTTCCAAAAATGAAACCAGATAATTAATATTGGGATCAGACATATCTCCTTCCATAAGAATAATAAATTTATATTGCGGATCGCCTAAGGGTATTGTCGGGACGCTATAGGGGGGGAACCTAATTTCCGACGATGTTTTAATCGTAATATCGAAACCCAGGCGATCCACTAAGTCTTGAAAGTCTGCTATGTTTAATAGATTTAAACCGCCCTTTTTCAATAAGACATTATCACGGCGTTCTTGAAGTGTAGCGGCTACATCAATAACGTCATCGGGAATCCCAAATTCCTTTTCCCATCTTTCAATTAAATATGTTGTGGTAGATATTCCAAGTTCTTCAATGACATTGTTCCAATCCTTTTCAACCATAACAAAAAGCATGGCAACAGCGGTCCAGAACTTATATTGATTGGTTTCCTGGTCATATTTATCCCGCATCAATTCACCGGTCGGCAATAAATCCAGTAATCGTTTTGTATGTTGTGGTAAAGTATGTTTCATTATGGCGCTATGCTCCAAGTAGTCCCGCCATAAATTGGTAATTCGTCATCATCTGGATCAATATCCCCGGATGGACTTGTTAAAGTGAATGACGTAACTTTTTGAAGGCTTTGAGGATCAATAGTATTTGCGATCACCCCTCTATAAACATCCTCTGATATCGTTACTCCGACTTCAGATTGTTCTACAAATAAAGCCTCTAAATTTGCTTCTATAGCGGTCCTCATAGTTGAAGTATCGGGACTAAGGGCTGTAAATACAAAAGGCTCAGATAGGGCAACAGGCGCCTCAACATGGATAAGATCATAGTCCTTATCTATAGGTAAATATTCTTCAAAATAATCTTTGGCATCCTGTATTTCTCCCGCACTTGGGATCCCGTTATCTTCCTTAACAAGATATATAGTTGCTTCACCTTTTAACGGAGTGCATCTTTTTATAAATACACGTTTTACCCATGAGAAATTTAAAAATAGTGTTTCTACTTCGGCCTCATTAAAATAAGCAGCAGGGTTCTTTTTCCTTTGCTGTAATCTCCCACGCAAAGTTTCTTTTTCTTCCTCGTCTAAGCCTCCGGTTATTCCTTCATAAACCACAACGGCATCATCATCAATATTATCTATAGTGGTTTCAACTGTTAATATTTCCCCGGCGTTCCTATTGTAATCCTCTCCAAAACCTTCGCTTGTTACCGCGCAAACGGCGTTATTATAAGCGCAAGTTCCTGAATCCGTGCCGGTCCCTGCAATATCGGCATCATATTCAAGAGTAAGGGCCCCGGTTACTCGTACTTCAAGATCACTTCCATTCAGATTTGGATTTGAACACCCAGACATTATTATTTTTTGACTGGTACCTAAATTATGAGCAACCAAAAAAGTCACTGTGACAATTCCATCATCATAGGCAATAGTTACCGCCAATGATTTTGCCGTGATATTAGTATTTGCATCAACAATATAGGCCAGAGAATTGATATAATATTTTTTGTCTTTTGGTACAGTTTCGCCCGCGGTACCCGTAATGCTTATATTTCCCTTTGCGACTTCAGCGGTTTTTTTAATAATACCATAGTCCGCGCATTCTCTTTCTAAAGTAACGTCCCTGGTATCATCAAAACACTCGTCAACAAAGGCCTCTATCTGTTTATAGACATCCCATGCACGACCGGCAAAGGCCGCAAGCATAGCCTTTGTCAAAGATTTATTTTTGAAAGGATTGCTTTTATTTATTAATGACTTAACATCGTTTGAAAGTTTGGTATAAATTGCAGCTATTGAAGATGGGATATTAAGTACCGACAAAACACACCCCCGGTTATTTCATTACCCAGGGAGGCCTTTTCATTATATCACAATAGAATATTAGTTAAAACGTGGAAATATCTAGTTAATAAAATATATCAAGTATTTGAAATAATGAAACATACTTGGAAATGAAATAGTAAAACTAGTTAAATTAAAAATCTGTCCTCAACCAAAGATTAAAGATCATGGTATCAATAACCCCATTCGGTTTCGTTATATCCACGGATAATTTAATTCCTTCCGTGGTAAATTCAGCCGTGGTATTGATTTCCTTTGCCATATTCTCATCTATAAGCCATTGGAGAGCTGTATTACAGTATTCTATTCCCAGGGCAAGCTTTTCTGTGGTCTTTCTCCCATTTACAAGCCAAAGATGGGAAAAGTCCATGCCGGTAATATCTACACCCCAATACCCGCCTCGTTTCGATGGTTGTGGAACTTGGTCCTCAGTAGCTCGTTTGTCCAGGAGTAAAGACATCAATATTGCTGATTCAAGGCCATCGTCCTGGACCATATCCCCATCATCCCCGAAATCAATATCATACTTCCCATCTATTTCTTGGATCTTAACCTCTCCGCTTATTTCGTTTGCCATATAATCCCCCTTATACTGGTTTTCCGGTCTTGCCTGTGCAACTTAGGCTATTACCATCCTTCAGGTTGCTCCCCGCGTCATTCTCATGATCCTTCAGTGAAATCTCTCCTGCTACAACATCAACAGACGCCTCCAACGTCCCGACAATTTCAACATCGCAATTAAACCTTGCTCCACCATCAGCATTAAACACTATTTCACCCTGGGAACTTACAATAATATCTTTTTGAGAAACAACAGTAATATTACCAAGCTCATCAAATTTAATTGTGGACCCTACCTTGAAATTACCGGTTTCAACTTCACCCTCTTTCAATCCTTTATTCCTGGCAAACGCAGACAACGGAATAACAATCCGGTTTGCCTCGTTACCGTTTATAGTTATTAAAAGCAGTGGTGTTTTTATTTCAGGGCTTGAATGAATACCATATGGATTTGCTACAACAGCATCAACTATATTTTCAAGATAATCAATTCTTATCTGAGGGAATAATTGACTATCATCCATTACATCATTTACTTTTGCTATCTGTACCATTTATAACCCCATAGCTTGAAAAATAGCGTCTTTTTTATTAAATCGTGCCTCAATCCCTTTCTGTTCTTCCTCCAACGTAAAGGCATCACGGTTAACCAATTCAAGATCGGTAAATGTACCGTCGAGAGATTTTATGTATCGGCAAGCCTTGATTAATAGTTCCGCATTTATTCCAAATTTATCATCAATAACTTGGATCATATTATTTGGTTCTATGAGTACAGTTTTCTTTGCATCAAGATAAAATCCTCGCATCCTGCAATTATATTGAAATCCCTTTGTCCTTCTTATATTGGATTCCCATTTTGCTCTATCGCTATTTGTCTGGATATCTGATGTGATATCTGTATTTATAACTTTAATCCTGGATGTTCTGATATTGCTGTCTATTGCTGATTTACCTTTTATTCCAGTTGCATTTTCAGGAAACATCTGGGCCAAAGGATTAGATTGTGAAACTACAATATATTCATAAAATCTATTTGCATCATTATCTTCAAAATCAGATTTAAGAACATTGTTGTCTTTACCATTTATTTCACATTTCAAAATAGTATCATACTTAGACGTTCCGGCACGGGTTAATATTATATTACCTTCGTTATCGCTGGTTATTAAAAGTTGCCGCATCCTGGTATACTTTTCTATGAACTCAAAGGCGTTATCCCCTATCTTTGCGGATATCAATTCTGATTTTGAGAATCTACGGGCAAAGAAGGGAACAGCGTATGAAACAGAAATGCCGGTAATATTACAAACACTCATTACTTTTTGGAATACAGATAAAAGATCTGTACTGGATTTAAAATCAACTGTACTTTTAATGCTATCGTCAATCAAATCCTGTATCTTGTCGCGGCCTCTTATTCTTATCTCGTGCATTTCGGCATCCTGGGTACCGCCCAGGCTGTTTATATATCCGGTCATTTTCTTGTTACTATCTATATAGATTTCACATTGATCCCCTTTTTTAAAAGGGAATGATTGACCGGCGGTATTACTGGCCTTAAATAAGAATTCCCCGGATGCCTTATCTAGCGCCCTGAAATGTTCGCAATAAGTGAAATTTTCATATAATTTACCATTAACATATATAGATATTATCTCACTCACTTAAAATTTTAACCTCCCCTTGTATAAATGCGGGATCGAGAGGTTTATTCAAATAGAATAAATCATCATACTTTGATATATCTCCATAATTCTGAAATGCCAGTAACAAAATACTGGTTGATTGTATCTTTGAAGTAGTAATGTGGGCAAGATCAAGACTATCTAAATATGCAAGGGTGTTATTCCTTAACGTATCTAATTCAGATAAAATTGAAGGATTAATATTTTCTTTTATATCCTCGTATTGTGCTTCTATTTGTTCACGTACCGCAATGAGTTCATCATCATTGTTATATTCTATTTCTGAGGCCGTACCGTATGCCATGGCAAGAGCGTTGACATTCATGCAATCGTTAATTGCCTTGAATGTTTTTTTCCTCTCAATCCTTTCCATTGTGTTTTCTTCTATTGCTGTTTCTGTGCTTCCATACCCAAAGACAGAGGCCCATATTTTGAGTTGTGCATTATTATCAGATGAAGCAAAATTAAAAGTATTGAATAGGCTTTTCAATGCTGCGCCCAGGGTTGCGGGCGCAAGCGCGTATGAGTATATCTTATTCCTAAAGTCTGTTATATCCTCATTGATCTCATTTGCTTTATCCGCTATTTTATAGGTAAGTGCCGAGGCTTTATCGAAGGTATCAATTACATCATTTAATTTTGTAGATGTTAAAATTGCATTATTACTATATGCAGCAGTTAACGAATCAAAGCCGGATTCTACAGCATCTAATACGGCATCAACTCCGCGTAAAATTAAAGGCTTTGTGCTTTGAGATACCGAAGGATAAGCTGGTTCATCGCACATCTGAAAAGTAACAGAAAATGAAACGATCCCGAATTCCTTATCAAGTTCTTTTACTTCGCACCGGACAGGGAAGCAATAAACCTCACCGGAAATAGGATGTATTAATTTACCAGCAACACCATCAGATAATTTTGTTTTAAGCCTATTCCTTTTCTCTATGAGGCCTGACCCATGTAAATATAAATCCAAATTGAATTCATCGCCATTCAACCCCAGGGCTTCAACCTCTGTTCTTTTGCTATTCGGATATTTATGCACAACATTTTTTTGACCAAAGGATATAGATGAGTTCTTTACAAGGAAGGAAACTCCCTTGTATTTTGCTTCTCTTAATCTCCCCAATAGTATTTGTACGTCATCCATTTAAAACCCCATATTTACGCCTAAATTAAGACCGGCGCCCTCGGAAACGCTTGTATAATTCTTCAATACTCCCCGGGGAGCATTAAGATTAACATTGACATCAGCCCTAGACATACTTTTACTTATCAAGAAATCTTGAAGTTCCCTGGAATCTCTTTCGCTCCTGTTGTGCTTTACTGGTTCAACTATATTCACCCCTGCTATATTTTTACCTGTGAATATATTGCCAAGCATACTAAACCAATTTGACGGGAAACTTTTAATATCATCCCAATAGGCCACAACAAGGGCCATAGAACCGACAAATAAAGCCAGAGGTATATTGACCAGGGTTAAGGCCTTGGCAACCATTGACAAGCCCAAAGCCATAGGCGCAAGCATGGCGGTAAAGCCAAGGGCCCATGATATAGATTTTTTATATTGTGGGTCCATATTATCAAAGGTCTTTCTCATTCCTTGGACCATTCCAGATAATATTTTTACACCTGAAGAAAAATCCTCTCCTAAAGATGCAGCCATTAATTTTAAACTTCCTTGTAAACCTTCTATGGCTTCGCCCATACTTTGAGAATTTCTTTCGTAAGCATTCATCATTCCGCTTCCTGATTTCATATCTCCGTCCAACTGGTTAAGGGTTTTACCTATATTAGATAAGGATTCATCTGTTAAACCAGCAATCCCTTTAACTCCGCGTAAGCCAGGGATAAGCATCATGAGGCCTTCCATATTTTTATCCATTGCTCCGCGTACTTGTTTCAATACAGTAGCAAAACCCTTTTGTTTTATGTTATTGATACCGGTTGTTATTCCTAAAGATTGAAAATATTTTACATATTGCGGATTAGGCTTTGCCAAGGTTTTAAATATAGATTCAAAAGCTGTTGCCGCTTCCTCGCTACTTCCCATCCCTTTACTCATGGAAGAGAGGACCGCAACTGTATCTTTAAAACTCATCTTTGCAAATTTAGCCGTTGTGCTTATACGTGCAAGCGCACTTGTAAGATCAGTTATTGCAAGACCATTTCTTTGTTGAGCTACATAATAAGCGTTTGCAACCTCAACCGCGTTTGTATCTGAAAATATCTTCATTGATCCGGAGACTGCATTAACAGATTCCTCTAATGTTGCATTTCCTCCCTCGCTTAGATATACAGCCTGGTTATATGCTTTAAGCGCCTTTTCCGTGTCTCCAAGCATTCTTTGACTTGCAAACATAGCTTTACCGGCTTCCTCTATCGTGCTTCCTTCTACAACTGCATTTTTAATTACTTCCTTGATCTGTGCATTATATTTTTTGGCGGCGTCCGGCGTCATTATATTTTCTACTTGTTGAACCGCCTTTTCAAGATGGGAGAAAGAAACAACGCCCGCGCCTATGATCCCGCCCGCGCCTGCGCTCATCCACTTCATTTTTCCGGCAAAGCCCTTTAATGCTTCGCTTGCTTTTTTCATCTTAGCATCGAAGGTTCCGGCCTTACCAGCGGCTTTATTGAATTCATCATCCAGATCGTTCAATCCCTTTTTAATATTGTTCATGTTTTGGGACATGAGATCAACAGCCTCAATGATATACTTTATGGAATAATTATCTGCCATGGCGGATCCTTTCCATTTCCTTCTTATGATTATTATATTCTTTTTCTGCGATATTTAAAGATTCTTCGTTTAATTCTAAAAGTTCCGGGATGCTCATATTATCGAGATATTCCATCGTCACCCCGCCGCCGAAATATTTTACGATGTGTAATTTCATAGACAATAGATTGTCTATGTATTTCGGCTGATATCTAAAAAATTTATTATATAATTCCCCAAAATCCTCTTTGTATCGGCAACAGAAAAATTATCGAATACAGATACTTCAAGTTTTACTGTATCAATAAGACATAAAGGCTTATTCTGTATCCCACTTGCAGTAAGGATCGTACGTAAAGCCGCAATACATTTATTGAGATCAGCTCCAAATCTAAGCATCCTTGATATAACTTGATCCGCATCAGGCTTAACTTCCTCTTTTGCTTTCTCCTGTAATGCCTGGATTTCTTCTTTATTCAGTTTCACGGATTCAAGCATTTGGGTTGCCCGTTTTATTCCTTCGCTTTCTGATTGGTTGAATTCTACATCTATGATATTCACGTCTTTAAAAATGGTAGTTATAGGCGCGAATATTTCCATAGAATGGGCTTCCTCTACCTTGCCATTAATGCTTACATTAACAGACTGAAGCAATGAATAAGTAAAAGACTTTTTAAATTCCATAAGACCCCCGCATTATGCCGGTAGAGGTTTACCCTCAAATTCAAGGTCTATCTTCCCATCGTTACTATCGGGAATCTCAGGATCCCCTATAACGCTCATTTCCTCATAGACCTCATACACGTTGTCACCGGCAATATATTGAATTGTATTGGCTCCATTGTTCTTTTTCCATGTATCAACGTCAGCAACCATTTCCTCCGTAGCCCGCACAGAAAGTTTAAAACTGCTTTTTGCGGTTTCCAAGTCCGTACTATGGACCGTATCGACGTTGCCACCGCCCAAACTCTGGACGTTAACTTTCGTTTCCCCGCGCCCTTTCTTGCGGGTTACGGAGTTAGGAATAACCGGAACCGGTTTATCATTGATAAGAATTTTTCCGTCAACTAAAGCATTTCCCATGTCTTACAACCTCCGTTAAATCGAATTACTGAAATTGGTTCTCAGATTGATTATCATCTGTCTGAGTTGGGTCACTATCGGCAATTCGTTTGCTGATGTGATCTTTCCAAGGACCATATCCAAGGTAACAGCCATGTTTTCCGTGAAGAATATGGATGCCGCATTACTACGCGGAACCAGGGCCTTACTTCCCAGGGCAAGGAACAACTGATTCATTTTAGAGATAAACACCTTGTCATTGACCATGGAATAACCGCGCACGATATCCCCGGCGGTCAATCTGCTTTGCGGAAATGATGCCCTCAGGTTGTTAAAAATATATTCCGCGCATACGCTCATAGTGTCCACGGTTTCAAGATTCTTCCATGTTGCATCGTCATTGCCCGCGGCGTCCGTCTTGTATGTAGTTACTATCTCGTCCAGGATCACGGCGTTTCCGGCCCTATTGTTTCCCATCACGGATCCGCCTGATGCCTTTAAATTCGCAATTTCCGTACTTGTCCAACCGCGGCCCTCAGGTTGAAGGGGGGCGCCTGGTACCGGGGTATTAAAATATGGAAGTGATGCTATGTGCATCCCGCCTTTAGAATCAAGATCACCGTTTACGCTTGCCGGTGTAAGATTCACTATGTTTGCACCTTCGCACAAACGCAGGGCGCGAATTGCCGCAACACGCGCAGAGGCCACAAAATCAAGTTCAAGATCCTCTCCCCCTTTAAACATATCCTCATTTACCTCTTTGTTATTTAAAACAGTAAGGCATTGAGAATTCAGGAGATCGAGGGCAGTGATTAAATCTGCCTTGCTATCTGTATTCTTCAGAATAGCAACGCCGTCCAATATGTCATTGGAGACATTGAAACGCGGATCAAGAAAATCGGTTGCCAGGTCAGCGCCGTATTCATACGGGTATGTCATGGTCTGGTAACGTACTTTAGAAACAATATCGAGAAGATTTGTTAATGTCGGCGTCCCTGAACCTCCCGTAAATCCGGTAAGGGCCACAACCAGGGTTCCTAATTTGTAATCTGATCCATCTTTTGCCAACCCGTCTATCTTGATTGTAGACTTATTGAATATTGTACCGCCATTCTTTGCCTGTAATGTAACTGATCCATCGCCATTATTGGTTGTGGTTAATGGAAGTTCAAGCAAATCTACAGCGGCTTTGAATGCTGCCGGAATATCTCCCGTAGGAGTATCATCAACAGCTATATCGAGTTCAAGACTTTTCCCCATGATGTCAAATTCTATTGTTCCCGCCTTATTCGCTGTTCCTGAAAAATCTACGGTTGCGGATGCTTTTGCGGCACCGCCCGCATCTTCCAACGGAATGACATCAACACGCGGCAAATTAGGACTTGGCGCCTCGTCAAAGACATCAAATATTGCCGACAATGCAACACCCAGAGCGGAATCAAGAACAAACTTATCGTCTATATCCTCTCTGGTTATATCGGTATATAGTTTTTTCTCAATCGCTGAACCTGTTGATATTTTCTGCCCGATGATCAAAAGTTTTTGATCCGCAACTCCGACCGGAAGAGAAGCGCGTAATTTCGTTACATCGGTTTTAGGATTACTGGATTGTGACATCAAAAACCCCCAACAAAGATTTTCTCTTTGCCTGGGGATTTTAAAATTATATCATAACCAGGAAAAACAATAAAACTATTTATTCTTCAAAATTACCTTCTATTTCTTTTTTTATTTCCGCGTAGTCATCAATAGGCAATTTGAAATCCACTTCAAAGGACCGGAATGCTTTTGTATAGGATTCAGGTACCGCATCCTTATTCCCTATATTAAATACAATCTCAAAGTCAAATCTATGCACATAATAGGATTTATTGAAATTTTCCCCGGCATCGCCCGTAAAACAGGCCACAAATTCAGTCTCATCATCAAAACCACTATCAAAAATGGCGCCATGTAAACATTTTACAATATAAGGCCTGAGGGTATAGATATAATTGACTGCCTCCCGCGGTGTCATGTTTGTCTGAGTTGGAATTACAGCAAATATGCTGAATGTTTGGATTGCCTCAACATGAAGATCATTTGCGGATGTTTTTCTGTTTGTTGAATCACTGAATATAGAAGTATCCTTGCTACATCTTACCGATTCCATCAAAACGAATAATGTTTTATTTGTTAATGATTCCGTTTTGTTTTCCAAATAATCCTGAATATCTTGCTCAGAGGCCACACAACCCACGCGGATATTATTTACAACCTTACCGGAAACCACATGCGGATCAATTTCAAAATCAACGCTATATTTTACGGTATGATTTACGTTATTAATTACAACAGTTTTCCATCCAGAATAATTGCGGTCCTCTAATAAGTAAAACTCTCCTGTAGGTTCTGAAGCATTTTCAATAACTATCTGGTCATTTGCAGGAACAGAAACAAGGTTTTTTTCACCGGATAACGATCCAACAAATCTTACTTTCTTTTCTACATGCGCCACTTGTTCCGATTCTGAATATGTCTGATCATGGTCTGCCTCTGTAGTCAATGTCCATTCGTCATCTTCATCGGTTGCCTCAACATCGGTTATTTCCAATTCAGCGTATACGCCTTTAATGTTTGCCTTGGTATCTGTTTCCAAATCAGCGTCAACGGTTAAAGTTATTTCTTTTGATGAACGACTTGCGCTTACAATATTTACTGAATCATTAAAGTCATCAGTATACTTTGGAAGTTCACTCATTACCTGGTTGATGATATCGTCTAATTTAGCCATTAATTACCCCAATGATTTTATCGCTGTATTTATTCTTTTAAGCAATATGTTTTTCATTTGCTCACCATTTTTTTTAACCGTATATTTTATCAGCAACCGGCGCCGCATCTTCCTTGTTCCATCTTCCAAATACTTAGCATATTGAGTATCGAATCCCGCGGGGGATGGGTTTTGAACGCCAAAGAATAATTGACGGCTTGCATTAACATTAAAAATAATGCTATCTCTCAGAGTACCGGATATTCTTTGCGGATATTCCCCGGGAGCTGATGATTGACGTTTAAAAAACTTTCCGGTCAATGCATTATAATGTTTATATATCCTTCCACCCCTGGGCCCGAATCTTAATCCTTTTCTCAAATCATCGCGCATTAACCGGCCCATTTCGTAAAAAGCCCTTTCGACCTCGTAAAGAACATCGTGGGCCATGGTTTCCAATTTTATAAATACTTTTTTATTTCTTGAATCAGCGTACATTTGAATCATGCATCACTTCCATTCAATGACGATGATCCAGTTTCTTTGCAATATATTATTTGATGACCCCCTATATTTGCTTTCTCTATTTTTATTATTTTAAAACGGGTAGAATCAAACAATATCCAGAATTCGGAAGTCAATGCATCTATGGTCCTTATCTTAAAAATATGAGTTGGAGTATCTTCTATATTTATCCCGCTGAACTTCTTTAATCCATTGTAAGTATCAATATCAGCCCATCGAGTATAAACTGTTTCAAAACTAAATTGTTGTGATGTTGCCCTGAAAGAATCCTTGCGTTTTTGAATATCAATTCTATGCCGCATTGATCCTATATTCTGCCGTATTTTTTTGCTTGTAATGTCTTTTCTGCCTATCATCAATAGGCCCCTGAAGCATCTATTATCCTATATCCCTGGTAAATAATGGCTGAAGTAAGCGGAAGCGGTAAAGTAGAGGCATCCCCGTCTATTATATCGCCTCTATTTTCATACATATAGGCAACATGCGCTTTTATGCCTGTCAATATATCCTCTGGTATGGATGCCGCCGATGATCCGAATCCTGCCTTGAATGTTATCTTTATTGCTTCAGGATGGTCATCAAAAGATTCAGGCATTTCTATTTCGTAAACTCGTCCATAGATGCCGCCGGTCGGGACCACAAAATAAGAATCATCCAATGATTTATATACTTCATCATGTAGATATTCTATTTTATCCACGGAATAGAACGGCCCCCTGCGTAATGTAAGATCCTGGTCTATATCATCACGGCAATTTTCGTATGTTGCCGTAAGCAAGTCACAATTCATTTTCTTTTCCGCTATGTTTACAGCGGCTTTGATTAAGGCTGTGATAAGGGTATCGTCATCATCGGTATCAACCTTCAAATATAATTTCATATCTGAAAGTTCGATGACATCAGCAACGGTTTTTGAAATTCTATAATAAGTATTGTTTTCCATGATTTAATGAAAAGGCCGGAACTGTATTTTACTACAATACCGGCCTTTCCTATCTCAACCTCCCCAGGTAAAGATCAGATTAGGTTATGCCTCATACGTAGGAGCGTGATGAGCCTCTCCCTTGTAGGCAATACCAGCCGCAACCATATTCGGGGTATCGGCGCCGGTAACTTTAGCCCGGACATAACGCTTATTGCCAACATACCCGATATGAACGGTCTGGGTACCGGTCGTGCTTGTTTCGTCCTCGCCTATGAGATTATCGGAGCTGACAAGCGCCTCATCGCTCATATTTGAAGCATCACCTTCATATACGGCAACGGAAGCGGAACCGGTTGTGATCTCGAAATTGAAACAAAGATCCAGGGCTTCATGACCCTTCATGTCTATTGTCGGACCAACTTTTGCGGCTGTGTTGCTTATCGTCTGACAATCAAGAGCGGATTCAATGTCTGCTTTAGTTCTGATATCTTTCATCGTCTATACCTCCAAGTATAGGCTAAAGGGCCCGACGGTCCGGGCCCCTTGCATTTTTTTTATTACGCCTTTGTTTTTAGAACTTTGAACGCCTCAGAAATGGCAACCTGACCGGTGTTGTACATCTTCCATGTGAATTCAACTTTGCCGGTCCTCTTGCTGGTCACATCATCCCTTATCAGGGAGATACCGACCGCATCAAGGATGTAATATCCGTAGAAGAAATCGCCAAGTCCAACGGACAGAGAGGAACCCGCCACATTCGCCATTGAAGGAAGAATTATGAAAGGAATTCCCGCGATATTGGACGGCATATTTTCCCCGCCGATCCTCCACAGGAAGTTTCCGGCATCGTCTTTTTCCGTCCTCAGATTATAAAGCGTTTTCTGGTTCATGAAGTAACGGGCATTCGGAAGATACCCGGCCTTCAGATATCCAGCCAGCTTTATAACGTCTATCAAGGAAACCACGCCGCTTGCCGCGGAATCCACTGTGTTTGCCACAACGTCCGAATTTATCAGGATACCTTCAGGCTGTTTCTGCCCTGTTCCCAAAAGGAACTTATTTCCTTCTTTTATTGCAAAACCCATCGCGGCATCGCGGGAGAGTTGAGCAATTATGTCAAAAGCAGAAAAATTGATGGAATCCCATGTGACTTTGGTTGTTAAACCAAGTCTATAGGCCGTCAGGGTTTCATCCCTGTATTTGGAATTATCTTCCTCGTCCGATTCTGCCTCTCCCTCATATTCCGCTGTAGGTAAATCTGATCTTATTGCTACGCTCAGAGATTTTACCTTTGCGGAGAAAACGCGGGCAAGACTACGGATAGGATCAATTTCCTCGACCTCTTCCATGATCTGAGAATACAGGACTTCCGGGACCAGATACCCGCCGTCCGCGCCAACATCTGTTCTCAGATATTTAACGCCGGATGGTAACGGTTCTTTGCTGTCTGAACGATGAATTTTCTCAGGCAATTCACCTTTCATCGCATAATCCTGTATTGCCTGGTATTCCAGATCGTCCATCAGGTTCTTTTTCTTGTCCCCTGATGTATTGTCCATGTGGGCAATCTGAAGTTCAAGATCCTTCACCCTCTGCAAAGTCTCAGGGGTGTTATTCTTTTTAAGTTCTTCAAGAGTTGCCTCAAGATTTCTGATCTTTGTTGCATGGGCGTCTCTCTCCTGTTGGAATTTAAGGAGTTCGCCATCTTTCATTTTCATTTCGGCTTCTATTTTTTCTACCTTAGCTTTGTTTTCAGCGGAGAGAGAATTGATCTTGTCCTCGTAAGTTTTCTTATCAGAGCTTACTTTTTGCAATTCACCCTGTAAATCTGTAAGATTTTTATTTGCAGCTTCTAAGAGTTTTTTGGTTTCTTCGTCCATGTGATCCTCCAGTTTAAAGTTTTAGGGTCGCTATTCCCTTTAATAAATCATTTAAACCGGCGTCACGCTGGTCGTTTTTATCTTGAATTTTTGCATCACGCATAAATTCTTTGAGCTTTGATATTATTATAACGCATTCTTTTCTTGAATGTCCATAATTTTTTAAATATGCTTCAAGTTCACGTAAATTTGAAACGTCTTTGAGAGATTTCATATCTGTTACAATGGCCTGAGAATTGGCAGGGATCGTCACAAGAGAAACCTCCCATAGTGTAAGTTTCATAAGATAACATATGCCAGAGTTTTCATCATAATTATAATCGTCAGTTGAATACCCTATGCTCATTGTCTTAATACTGCCAACCTTCATTTGAGGAACTATTCTGCCTCTTACAAAATCATCATCAAGGGGCATTTTGGCTTCTATATAAAGACCCTTATCATCTTCATAACATTTAGTAAGAACTCCTATTGGAGGGTTCTCCCAATCATGACCCCATAATAATTCAGGGATCATTATTTTAAGTGATTCTATAAAGGCGCCTTTTACTACAACATCTTTAACCCGATCGATATTACCGAATGTACTAGCATATCCTTTAAATGTGGAAAATTTTCTTCCACCTTCAGATATCTCTTTTGTCTCTATGATCTCAAACGGAACTTTTAACCTTTTTATTTCAACTTCATTCCTGTTTTTCATACAGCAACCTCCGTTATTAAAACAAAAATAGATTCACAGCGACAATTAATTATATTTTCTAAAGTTGCACCATGGCTTGTATCTCCCGGGAACATTAAATATTCACCTCCGACAGTATATAATTGTTCTGTCGGAACTCTCTGACCATGAGCATTTGCATGAGCAATTCTTGTTTTCTGGTCCAGTGTAGCGTTCCATCTTTTTTGCATTGTATGTCCGACCTCAGATAGTTTATTTGCAACAAACCCAGAACTTATTTGCTTTGCGGTTTGATATACATTTTGGGTTTCCGTAATTGCGATAGTCTCAGTCCTATTTATTACTCGTCTTGTAAGATCGTCCATAACCATACTCGCTTGTTCTTCCTCAGATACGCTTAATCCCTCTTGCTCAATAAGATTATTCACAAATGTTTTTGCCTGGGCTAAGTTCTTTTCTGTTGTCGCAATTATTTCTGGACCTATAAAAGAAGCTCGTCTATTCGCATAGGCTTCCATTTTTGCAATAAGTTCATCCAATATCCGGCGCCTCTCTGCTTTTGAGTACATTGAAATAACTGTAGGATCATTTATGAAACGGTCTAAGCCTTTTGTCATCCCGTTTTTGTAATTATTTGTAAGCAAAGCGAATAATTCATCCCCAAATATGGCTGTGATATCTATTTCTTTTTTTTTAATCCCTGGTAATGCTTTTGCTTCGCGCCTTATATCGGAATGCATTTCGGATAATACCTTATCGAAAAACCTTCTCAGGTCTTTTAAAAAAACGGTTTCCGTATCAACCTTATCCTTTAATTCGGATAAAAGCTGATCATCCTCGCTTATATGGTCATTTATTAATATCATCGTCATAAAAGCGTTTGACCCTTTCTTTTATTTCTTCCTCGGTAAATCCGTTCTTGCGTAGAATATCGGCAAATCTTTTGGCGCTTGGGTTCTCATCCTGTTTCGTATCATCGGTATTCGTATTATCGGCACCGGTATTTGTTGATGGAGCGGCTCCAATAGGAACCATATTGTAAGTCTGATAAAGAAGATCACAGGACTTGCCTAAAGGCTCATCTTTAAACATCTTTCTGATTTCATTTATTGTGTGGACGCCGATATCTTTTTTAGTTTTTATCTCACTCATATATCGCGTCTGTAATGCTGATATACTTGTAGGATCGTAAGTAATTTCTTGACCTGGCTTTAATACTCCGCGTTTTACAAATGCCGTTGTTAAGCCTCTGAATATGTCGTTTATTGACGGAAGAACGGCCTTATCATAAAGAACATATTGGGCAGTCTCGTAATTTGAATACGTTTCTGTCCCAAGAGAGCGAAGCGGTGAAGGTATTTGGAAACGGTCATATATAATTTTACGGACACTTTCTGAATTCCCCAGGGCTTCCATATCTTTATTCGTCATCTGTATTGGCGCCCATGTAATAGTCTTTCCCTGGCTTACAACGTGTTTTCCGACATTACCGGATCCAGAGAAATAACTGCGAAGATCCAATTTGAATTGATCCACAACTTTTGCATCCATGGTATCAACATTGAATATTCCATTCAGATTGACGCCATTCAACAGCATATTGAGATTGTGATTATTGCCGTTATTTAATATCTCAATCTCATATATAATGCTATCAAGAATACTATCAGCAATATAACCGTCGGTAGTAGAATAATTAACAAAGCGTTTCACGTGGAACATTTCAGCCAAGTTATTTGCAATCAAACGCCCTGAAGATGGATCGCTTTTATATTCTTTGTTAAGATAGATCAAAGATTGTGGAGCAAAAACAGTAAAAACATAATTCAGGCCGGTCCCATGAGAATTAATTGTATCGGTAGGGGTGACAAATATTTCTGATGGAATTCTTCGTATATTTCCAAACGCCGATACAAAAAGATTACCGGTAAGTATCTTATACATCAATGCTGATTCAATGAACTGGCTGTAGTTTTGAAGAGGATTAGGGTTATTTAAAAGATCAAGGACATCATGCTTGGTAATATAATCCTTTGAATCTTTTTGTTTCAAAACAGGAGTTATGTTTTTTGCGCTTTCAATTATGGTATCAACGGAATCCCCGACAGCGGAGTTCTTATCATAGAGTTCAAGAGCGACATGAGCAGAGACTTTATACCATCCCTTTTCGCGCATGTAGTTTAAAAAATCGCTTAATTTTAAATTGGAAACATGGTTAGAAGTAGATTTACGCCGTATTTCCCACCCAAAAATATTCACACTCATCCCCACAAATGAATTATCTTGCACCTGGGGGATAAATTAATTATATCATAACATCACACAAAGCCATAATATGATTTTAAAGGCGCATTAAAGAAGCACAATAAAACAGAATCAGCATGGTCCGGGGATTTACCTTCACGCTTTTTATAATCTTCCTTGGATTCAATACAGAACTGTCCTTTGCTATTGTATTTGTACTTCCGGCGCGTCAATTCTTTTTTGAGTTGGTCATCTCTGATCAAATTGTAATCCGCTATATTCTCTTTAAAATATTTCCACATTTCACTTATGACGTTATTGTATCTATCGGGATCACTGGCTTTTTCTCCAAAGTTTATTTCAATTACGTTATAACCGGCATCCTTTACGATATCGCATATGGGCCCGCCGATCCCTGTGCCGTCCATTTTTATAGGGATAGATTTATCTCCAACCTCATTCATGATGATACCAGCAATTTCTGTTCCGCTTTTATGATGATATGGAGTTACTTTCAATAATTTATGGCCTTTCCTTTTACTGATAACGCTATCATCATCCCCATACCTGGCAAGGTCAACGCCGAATTGTACGGCCCCTTCATCGGATATAATCCTTTCACATGCAAGATTATATTCTGGGATCGTAATAAGCACGTTGTCACCCTGGGAGTTCAATTCTCCAAGGTAAGTATGACAATATCCGGCATAATCATTTGATTTCATGCGGGCCGCATCTTCGATTATTTCAGAGGAACAATACGGGTTATCCTCAAATGTTGTATGTAAATAAAAAGTATCATCACGCTTTTTCGGAAAAAAGAAATACTCATAAACAGGATCCGTATCGAGATCAGGATTAAGGGTCCACAACAAGCGGGCCCCTGGATTTCTTATTATGGTTGGTATGAGTTTTTTAAGACTTTTTTGAGATATGCTATGAGCTTCCTCTTGCCAAGCAAGGGTTATCCCGGGGATTGATTTTATACTGTCCACGTTGCGCCAAAGGCCGCGGAAAAGAAAATAAGTCTTACTGAAGGGATTATATATATATTCGTCTTTCACTGTGTACGGGAATTTGTATTTAAATATCTGTTCCTCAAAAAGACTATGTACGCTCTCTTTTATACTGTTCTGAATTTCCCTGGTATTCATTACCTTTTCGGTTTCTTCCATACCAGCAATCAGAATTGTATTGCCAATAGTATACGACTTTGCGGACCCGCGCCCGCCGGTTAAAACATAATGTGTATATTTTCGCGCAAAGAAATCCTTTAAAAAGGGCCGGTATACAGGCGGGAATTTTACTTTTATGCTTTCATCCATAAATTATCAGTATATGAAAAACTGTTTTTATACCTCCGACGGACAAAAATGACTATTTCTGAGGCTGTTCATTATTTATTGCTGTTTGTGGTATATCCCCGTCCGATTCTGTTTTTTCCGTGGATTCTGTTTCTTTTTCCGGCTCATCCTCAAAGCATATCTGAACTTTTTTCACGTTTGAATTAATATTGAGATTGTCATCTTTCGGAGCAATATCAAGGAACTCTTTGATCAGCCTTAATCTTTTATCCTCGTCCATAAATGGCGTTTCTTCTAAAAGCTTTTTAGCGACTATCTTTAATGCTTCCTCCCAAAAATTTACACGCCGTCCATCGGGTAATTCAACATCCATCATTTCTTCAAGGAACATTTGACGAAGTTTTTTATATTCCCATTGCTTCTTTTTGCCTAAAGATTTTGCCTCAGGGCTAGGCTGATTCTCTGATGAGAATCTTGTTCCCTTGGAGGCTTCTTTTAATTTATCTATTTTATCTTGTTCCATCGTTTTAATACCGTGTAATACTTGGATTTTTATACATTATATCATATGTTAAGGATTTTTTCTATCATTGAATTTTTCAGGAAGGTCAATGCGTATTTCCATATTAACATCTTCCAATATGGGGTCAACTTTTATTTCTCTTCTTACTATTCTATTAATGACTGCTTTATCATTGAATACAGCAAGAATAAAATTGGAATCCTCTTCTTTGACTTCAAAACTTATTCTATATCGCATTTTTAACCCTCGCCTTTCTCAATTTACTCAACCTTGTCAAAGTAATCTTCCCTGTCTTTCGGCATTCGGAAAGGAACTCACAACGCGGTTGTTCTCTATAGCCATAACAAATAATAGGACGGGAAAGGATAACAACGGTATTTGAGGTATACTTTTTCTTTTTGCATCTACTCATTATTAAATTTCTTCACCGTTTTTCCCTGTGAATCCCTGGATAAAATATCCAAGTTCTTTTATGCGGGCATCTTTTTTAGATTCAAATAAGGCTTTGACGGCCTCGGCCTTTTTTAAATCTGATTCATCGAGATCAGAAAAGTAAATACCTTCCGGATCATTTCTGCAATCTCGTATTCTCATGAAATAAAAAGGTTCTCCAAGGGTGCCTTTACTTTTAACCATTACCAGGGCAAGGCCCATGGGATGAAGAAATTTCCGGTTAATTTCTTGTATCAAGCCAAGTTCCCAGAAATCTTTGACTGGCATCTGTTTATAATCTTCAGACATGAGCAACCCCCTTTGGATTATTGAAGGATTCGGCATAGGATTTGTACAAAAGATATTGTTCCCGCGGAGTTTTACCTTCCATATATTTAACAAGATACAACGGGATAGCATCGGATATTTTATCCATACAGCATTTCTTGAACTTTTTATTGCTTCCGCATGGGCAAGGATTATTCCTTGGAATTTTAACCAAGGGATTGAAATCAAAGCCAGGTTTTAAAATATAACAATTCAATGGAATATCTCCGTAATAATTTTTTGCTCATCCTCGGTTATATAAAATCTTCCGGTCCAATTACCTGAATATATGAAACAGATAGAACTAGAAATAGCTATAACTATGTATAATATATAGAATAAAAATATTTTTAACATGAGTTCGCTCATATTTTCCCCCGTAAAAAATCCCATAACGTGGGCCAATAATCATAGTAGACAATCATACGCCCATCGAAATAAATATTTAATATCCAGATCCAGAATCCCCGGACAGAATTACATTGCCGGTTATCGCATAGGCGCATTGGAAACCCCATAAACATTGCTTTGGACATGAAGGTACCGCAATTCCTACATTTAGGCTTCAGGGGATTTGAGGTAAGCAATAAGAGCGGTTGCAAGGGCTTATTGAAAGTCTTTATGGATAGAAATATTTTGCCGGTAAATATAACATATACTTTCTCTTTTAAAGTCAAACTCCAACAGGTTATGACATCGCCATTCTGATCTTTATATGCCGGACAGGGCATATACTCTTTTTGTTCGGCGCCAAATACGACATTTGCATCCTTAAATTTTATTGGTTTCATTGCCGCGCTTCCAATTCTTTATTAATTTCCTCATCAATCTTAAATCCTGCCGGAAGATCATTTTGTCATATTTCCGTGGGGTTTTATTATCGGGATCATGGTCCTGGCACCCCTCGCGGTTTAATTTATTCTGAAATATATCTTCAGCACACCATTTCAACCCACCCCATGAAATCCATTCAGCGTTTGAATACTCTATGGTTTCAACATCTTTAATCATTTCAGGATTGATGCGGAAAAATTCACGTGCTTGAACATCCCATGGTTTATAGGAATTACCAAAAAGCATCGGTTTATGGCC